ACTATCGCGTCGCTATTTTCAGAAAATGCTAAGCCATCTTTCTCAAGCCTAATAACGCCGTCGCCAATGCCTCTAGACTCGTCTACAACACCTCTTTCTTTAAGCAACCTGCCAACAGCGTCGTTTTGTTCTTCCAACAAGTTATTCTGGAAAAACACACCATCTTCATTGAAGCCGCCGAGAAACGTACTGCCCTCACCAACATCTACGGCTTGCGTAGTACCAGCTTCTAACGCCTCCAAAACAGCGGTAAATTGATCGAAACCAAGTTCGTCAGTACTGCGACCGCCGAATGTCTTGTCTAGCGAGATTAATATCCCCTCAGCCAGTGAGAAAACAGGGTCTTTGAAATCACCACTGAGTGTATTCCTGGCAAAGTCTTTGGTGTGCTCTAGTTCTGCTGAAAATCCCTGCTGAACTCGACCGTCATTTAAGTACGTGTCGATCAACAATCCTATGCCGATACCTGCTGCTGTAGCGCCTAGACCAGCAGCTAATCCACCGCTTCCTGCTGTACTTGCTGCGCCACTTGCTCCCTGAGCGCCAATCCCAGCTCCAGATGCAGTTGTGCCGCCTGCGCCAAAAATGCCGCCTGAAGCGCCTAGACCAGTACTGCCGAATGCCCCCGCACCCGCAGTTGCTCCAGACAACCCGCCTGCGCCAAAACCAAAGCCAGTGGCTGCTGCCGATGATCCACCTAGACCGCCAAACAGACTATTGATTAAACCTAGCTGCTGTAATCCTTGGTATGTCTGGTAAGCACCCAACGCTCCTTGGGTTATGTCGCCATCCCTGAAGCCGTTATAAAGACCAAAAAGCCCACCAGCAAGTCCTAAGCCTCCTGTAACCGTTCCGCCTAACTGAGCGCCGCCTGTGAAGCCCTGATAGGCGTTATAAGCACCTACACCGCCGTTGGCTAGGCTAAGAGCACCTTCTATCTCTTGGCCGTTCTGTATTTGGTTGAAACCATTATAAAGAGATACAACCGCCGCCGCACCTTGGACAATATTGGCTGTTTGGGTAGAGTCTAAGCCAAGCGCATTGCCAGCCGAATCGACTAGGCCGCCCGTCCTTGTTGTGCCATCAGTGCTTGTACCACCACCGCCAAATATGCTGCCTAAGCCGCCTCCACCGCCTAGCAGACCACCAAGACCAGAACCTTGAGAGCCGCCACTGCCAAAAGCGTTGTTTAATGAAAATCCGCTAAACCCTTCACCAGAGAATAAGCCGATTAACCCACTAGCAGCCCATTGCGCCAACAGTGATGCTATTAGGTCTTTAAATATGTCCTTAATCGAGTCGGTAAAGTTGTCCCAACCATCTAAACCATCTCTAAAAAAGTCTTCCATAGAATCAAAAATTGATTCGTATGCTTTTGTCCACTCAGTTTGAATTACGCTGGCGTTCTCTCTAACACTTTCTGTGTTGACGCCTAGTAATTCATTGGCTTGCTCTTGAGTGATAATTCCTTGCTCGAGAAGCTTTTGAACTTCTGATTGTCGCTCAAGGTTTTCTAGATAAGCTGCATTGTTCTGGGCAAGCTCTAGCGTAAGTTGCTGGCGTACTGTTAATTCGCTATCAAGAAGTGTGCTTGTCCCTCTCGCTACACCAGCATTATTGGTGACTGCAATCGTATTTTCATTGGTTGCCGCCGTGTGTTCCTTGGTGGCGTCTTTAGATGTTCCCGTTGCAATGGCAAACTCCACCATGTCGCCAGTAATAGTCTTAATTCCCTCAATATTTTTGTCGCGCTCCGCCCTTAAAGTCTCTAGCGCTTTTTCGTAATCTGAGGATGCTGACTGACTTCCTTTTACCGCATTAGTAAATACATCAAGGCTAGCGGCTGCGTCATCAAACCCCGCTAACGCCAAACCATCTCGCAAGAACTCAAACGGCTTGCTCGCCGCAAGAAGAACAGCATCGAAAGCTTCGGAGAAAACCATTTCAATAAAAGCGCCTGTTGCGCTAGTAGCGAACTTTATTTCTTCCCAACCTACTAATACGCCCTCTATAAATCTAGCTCTAAAGACGTCCACATTCTGAAAGGATTCCGCGAATACGCTTAAGAACGAGTTGGAGTCTTGTATCTGTTTATTCCACTCCCCCCAAGCTAGCCCTATCGCTGAAAATTTTATAAGTTCGTCACGAAAGGGAGCAACGAGGTCTATTACCAAACCAATCCCCTCTCCGATAAAGCTAATGGTTGCAATCAATCCTTGAAAAACATCAATAACGAGATTGGCCGCTGGTGCTAGAAAGCCACCGAACTGAGTAGCTAGGTCGCCTACGTCAGCAATCAACTGGTCATAGTTAAAGCCAAGCGTTTCAGTCATCTTTTGGAACGCTATATCAGTTTCACCAGCACTATTGGCGTTTCCTTCTAATATCCGTCCGAATTTCTCAGCCTGAGCGCCAGCAAGCGGCATGATTGCCTGAACTGCTTCAACACTACCGAATAGCTTTGCTAGCTGCTCCTCACTGCCTCCTGTGGCTTTTGCAACCGTATCCAGAAAGCCAGCGAGTCCTTGCGATTTAAGGCCAGCAGACGTGAAATTAATACCCAGCTCTGCGGCAAGATCGGACGCCTCTTTAGATGGCTTTAGAACATTTGCTAGAGCCGCCCTGATTTGGGTTACAGCCTGCGTGGTTTTCACACCACTAGTGGTTATTGTCGCTAGAGCAGCGGTTAATTCGTCGAATCCTACGCCCAACTGTGATGCTAGCGGTGCAACCTGACCAATAGAGCCAGAAAGCTCGCCAATAGTCGTTTTACCGCTTCGCATGGTCGCGAATAAGATGTCCGAGACTTTTCCGGCCTCGCTAGATGACAAGCTGTAAGCATTCAGTACAGACGTGAGACCATCGGCTGCTGTCTCAATGTCAGTCACACCACCAATAGCCAGTTTATTAGCTGCTGTGAGAATGTTAGTTGCTTCTGTGGCGTCTGATGCGCCAGCGGAGATTACTTGATACAGAGCTTGAGCTTGCTGTACGTTATTTGTGCCGAACTGCTTAGAAAGCTCTCTAACTGAATTAGAATATGCGTCTATGCTTTGATTGTTGCCAAGCAGAGTATTGACCTCGGCAATGGCAGTCTCAAATTGAGCATAAGCCTTAACTGAACCAGCTACCGCCGCAGCCGCAGATCCGGCAACAGCAGCAACACCCAAGTAGCGCGTTTTAAGTATATTTAGCTGCTTGGATGCCTCAGCAGATGCACCACCAGACTTTTTAATAGTCCCCGTAGTGCCTGCTATTTTCTTATCTGCTTTACCAGACGATGAGTCGACTTTTTGAAAGCCCTTATCAAGGTCGTCAAGTACCTTTATCGAGCCTTTTTCGTCGATTCTGATTCCGAAGATTCTTTCCATTTAATTTTGCTTTCGATATTTAAAATATCTTCGACAAACTCCCTGTTATCTTTTGGCTCGAATATCGGTATTGCGGGTGCAATATCGGCTAGGTAAATGGATCGCCTCTCTGTCCTTGAGGGGCGAATAATTACTCCAAATGCATGGAGTAAATTAAACTGGTCTGTATCCAGTGATGGTCTTTTTGCTAGAGCGATGGATAGCTGGGTTTGTATATTCGGGTTAATCTTCTGAACCCGTTCCATAGCTATCCGCTCAGCCTTGGTAAATTGATTATCAATCGACCATTGATAATACTCAGCTACTTTTTTACGGACTTTTCCCGCTTATCTTTGTCAAACAATTCATGGTCAGCAGATTGCTCGTTAACCCATTCAAGAAATTCTGAATCATTAATTAATGCGTTCTTAGCATTGCTAGCTGAATACTTAATCTCGTCACCATTTCGGTCGGTTACTTCCCAACCCAACAACTTAAGGTCAACAACCGTCATCACAGTACATTCGTACTGCTCAGAAGCTTTTAATTTGTAATCCTTGCGCTTGCCTTGAACTTTCTTAACATGCTTCTCTAGGCATTCAGTTGCCTTTAAAGTAGATGGTGCGCCGATTAAAAAACGATTACCGTCTTTTTTTACCCAAACTCCTTGGGTTTTCTTGTTGATATCCGAATCAATAAAATTAAATGACATAATGTCCTCCGTTTATCCCTCCATCCATAAATAAAAAGCACGGCTGATCTTTCGCGTGGAGGGGTCGCTAGTGCCGAAGCACAACCAGCCGTGCCGTTACTTGCCTAAGACTTAACGACCTCAATAGTGTTAGCGCCGTCAACCTGAAAACCAGACGCTACAATCTGTAGAACGATACTGGTGTTCTCTGCTTCTGCTGTTGGGTCTGGTAGAGACACAGTCACGTTAGGTAGAGTGACTGTGTAAGTAGTGGTTCCATCACTTACCGCAAAGCTGAAATCTAGAGGTGTGGATGCGTCACGAGCAGCCAATAAAGTCCATGAAGCGTCTGTGGTGTGCAGCGTAAGATTTACGTCTGCGTAGAAAGTGCCAAGCAATAGTTCTTGGCCATCAATCTCACCAGCGCACCTGCGAACTCGGTAGTTGTTATTCGTCTCAATCGTTCCTGACTCAACACAATAACCAGTAGTGCCGCCGAGCGTTATATCGCTAACGTCTAGCACGGTCATTGATTGATTAGTCGTTTCAGGCTGAATAGAGCCAGCGCCTACGCTTGAAGTCGTAGAATCGCTGTCGTGACCTAGCGCAATCATGTTTGCGGCGATAGTCACGTACTGGTCAATATCACCAAACACCCAAGACATTGTGTTAACAGCGCAGCCAGTGTACTTAAGGTACTTGTCAGTCAGGTCTGTGAATTGGCGTTGAAAAGTGAATGATTTAATTTCTCGACCGTTCTCTAATTGACCAGCCGCAGTAGCGCCAAAAGTGCTGGATAATCCGCTCTCCAGGATGTCGTCAAACGCATCTGCTTTAAATTCAACAGGTGCATACTGACCATCAACGTTAAAGCCTACGGTTGTTGGAGCGCCACGACCGCGATCACTGCGAACTCGGGGCGATTGCAATGTTTGAGGCGTAGTCCCTAGACCACCTGCTCCTGAAATTGGGTATACCTTCCAATCGGGAGAATCGACAGGCGTAGTGCCTACCACATCTTCCTTTACGTACAACTCTTGTACAGCACTAGACTCTGCCATGATTAATTACCTTTCCTTGTATTTAGCTAAAAAAAGAGCCGCTTCATGCGACTCGGTATCGATTAGTTTTGCGCGTCCTTGCGCTAAGCTGTGTCGTTGAAAAAGAACGGGATTGAAACCCTCGACTCGAACCAATTACTAGTCCGAGATAAGGGAGAAATGAACCCCGATCTTGTACGCACATGCCCTATGTTTTTGTTTGCGAAATTTGACCTAAACTGGTCTGCTATTTCCATAGCTCTAAACCGCCCTTGGCTATCAGGCGTGTATATCCATAATTGAAGCGTCCCTGCTTGCTCGTAGCCAATCTTGCCGCCGCAATTCTTAGTATTACTTGAATCGCCAAACTGAATGCTGAAATGAACCCATTCAGTATCGTTAGGCTGCTTCTGAAGCTTTGCGTTGTACCAAGACATATCATCAGCCTCGGCAGGCACTTCATCACTCCATCGATCGCAAAACGTAGTCTCGAGTATTTGGAATGTTTCTGCTAATTTGCTCATTGGATACTTAAGTCCGCGACTAGTTGATCTATGGCTCCCTCTGCAAGTCGTCTAGAGTGACCATCTGCCCAAATCCTTTCGGCGTATATGATGTCTGACCCGATCAAGTAACCGTCCTTGGTTCTGTCTAGGTTAAATGATTTCTTTAATGTCCCACCTCGATACCCTCTAGGGGCTGAGTTGGGGTTCTTCCATGTATCTGGATTACCTACAGGCGTTTCGTCTTTTAATCGCTTTAACGCATAAAAGGCAAGCTTCTTTACATCCTCGTCGTAAGTCTTGCGTATCTCGTCAGTGAACGAAGATAACGATTTATTCCAAGGCATTACCCACCCCTACGAAACTGAACCTTCCACATTACGTCTTGCTGTATAGGCCAATAAGCGATGATCTCGTGCTTTATGCCACCAATAGTGGCAAAACCATTAAGCTGAACATCTGAAAGATCGTCATAGTCGAAATAGAAAGCCCTATCGCCCATTTGAACGCGATTACCGTCTATTTCCTGCTCTTTGTAATCTTCTTCGACCCCTCTAACCACCGTATCGATGGATTCCCTCTTTCTACTAGGATTCATGGGATCGTATCTGTTGTCGCCAAGATTGCTTATGACAACCTCAATCCACATTGAATCGGTAGCGGCTCTGGCCTTTTTTACCGCCGCTTTCGCCCTCTCTCTTACTGTAGACACTAGTGAAGATCTAAGGTAAATCCAGCGCCAGTATTGCCAACGGCACTGTTATCCAAATAAGGATTAATTAACGCTTGCACGAATGGAGGCAGGCTAGAATAAGACCCATTCTCTAGAATCTCATTCTCAATCTCAATCACAGCCACCTTGATTCGCGTGGTTGTGTCTTGAGCGTTAAAACTTGACTGATTGTTGACTAAAAATAGCCCTAATTCATAAGTAGCCTGTTTAATTGCATCAGGAATAGTTTCACCGATAACAATGGCGCTACCATCTAAATTCTCAACGCCCAACACTTGTAAGTACCGTGTAGCAGAAACTAGGGCAGCATCCTTGCTGCTTAAAGCGATCCATTCGCCACCTAGTAAACTATCTGCGAAGTAGGCATCAGCATCCGCTACGCTTACATAGCTATTGCCACCTACTGCTGAATCAGCAGCCATTACTCGACCTCGCCCTCAGATTCCTCGTCACAATCACCGTCGCAATCATCGCAACAGTCATTTACGCGCACTGAATCAATAGGCTTAGGGATAATTTCATCAATAGAAATTCCCTCAAAATACGCTGCAAATGGCGTGGCGTTCGATAGCTCGTCAAAGCCACCAAAACCAGCACCATATACAAGCAAATCAAAATCAGCATCCGCACCGATAGAGCTACAGACTTCGACCTCGTTACCTTCGTCGATCTCGTGCTGAACAGCCGCCTGCTGCGTGGCTGTGAGAGCACCACCGAATAAGAATTTGATTTTCATTTAGCTATCCTTGCTTGCTTTTTTTGAAGCCTTTTTCTTGCTTAATTTCTTCTCCGGCTTAGTCTCTTCGACTTTAACTGGTTCAGAAACAACAGGCTCTACAGTTTCAGCAGCCTTTTTAGCCGCCTCCCTACGTGCTCTTTGAAATGCAGTTGCACCCATAACAATCTCCTTATCGTTAAATAAGGGGCAGAGCCGAAGCGCCACCCCATATTCGTTACACTAACGTGCCAGTAACAGACGCAAGACGTACGTTCTTACGATCGTATACACGAGACCAGTTAGCTGCGTTCTCAAGCTCAACATTGGTTGGAGCTGCACCAGCAACAGAAGCGCCTTGGAATGCAACGCCACGAGGGTGCAACACAAAGTGCTGACGGTTTACCAAGATATCCTCACCAAGCAATGAATCGCGATCCATCTCAGTTGGCACAGGAGCACCACCAATACCAAAGCCGATAGCGCCCTCACCAAACAAGTAAGAAGTGTAAGCACCCGCAGTGTTCGGCAAGTTGTCATTAGTGATAACAGTTAGGTCGTCGATGCGCGGGATTGCAACACTGTCACCAGTGCGCTGCTCGGTTTCGATTACCTTAGCTTTCTTAAGCAAAGTAACCACAGCCGAAGGCATAGCAATTGCTGTAACCTTAGAGCCTGAATCACCAAGAGTTTGAACCGCATCCAGAATGGCTGCTTGGTCGTAAACGCCAGCCGTAATAGCCATTTCGTTTGCGCCAGCCGCTTCCGCAGCGAATACGCCAGCCATAGTGCTGAAAAGAGCGGCTTGATTTCTACGCGCCCAGAACTCAGCAACCAAGTCACCAATGGCGGCCATAGGATCGTCACCAGACAAAGCCTTAGCCAAGTCATTAACGCCCCATGCTTTACCACGAAGGTGTAGAGCTGCTTTATCTTGAGCAGTGTTGATGTTGTTGACTGTAAGGGCGACAGAATCAGACAATACCTCGTCGTCACCATCCAAATCCTTATAGAAAGGCATGTTGATCGACGTGCCACCGCTAGACGCTAATACGTCCATAGATGGGTCACGCTGAACGATGCCGCCAGTGTAAAAACTAGTAAGTTCCGCAGTGCGCTCAACCACATAAGGATTGAACACCTCTGGGACGATAATATC